GTTCTTGACATACACCATCACTGGTGCCGTGAAGGTGAATACATACAGCCCACCGACGATAGATTTGCTCGCGTAATAGATAGCTGGCGTGGTGTGCGTCCTGCAATACATTATTCTTACAGCAGAGATACAGCACTACCCGAAGGCTTTGCACACGACACAATGCCAGACTTTCCAGCACTACTAGAAGCAGGACACAAGAAAGCAAAACTACGAGCGCACAGTGACTACTATCCTAACCAACTTGTTAACGACTATGCACTATCATTTCTACCTTATGCAGATATTATGTGCGAGAGCAAGTGTAAGAATCTTGCAAGCATTGACCTATATAAATACAAAGAGGAGTTAGAACACTATGAGCTATTTAAACAAAATGTACGGGCGTCAGTCCAAGAACACATCGCCTGCATCGGATAAGAATCCTAACAGAGTTACAGGCGGACTAAAAGCACAAGGTGTTGATCGTTTTACTATGCTTGGTGAAGATGGTACTCAACAAGAGGTACCGTCACTTCAGTATGTAACTAGTTTGGAAGAGCAGTCAAGAAAACAGCGAGCCGCTATTACTACATTAGAGCGTAAGCTGACTCGCTGTGAATCTGCAATTGAACAGTTAAAGAACGTTATTTCGCGCTCTTAACTCTACTTAAAATTTCTGCTTTAGTAAGACTTGCATTGGCTTTAACACCACGCTTCTTAGCTTCTTTTAAAAGCTGAGCTTTATTCAATTTATCAAAATCGCAACTACCTGTTGTTTTCTTCTTAGTTGAAGCTTTCTTAGTTGTTGCTTTCTTCTTAGTTTGTGTTTTAGACTTTGCTTCCGGTGCCAATACTGTTTCAATAACTTCTGGAACTGAACCATAGCCTAAAATACGTTTAAACCAATTTAACATATTTTTTCTCCTATAGGAACAATTATTTAATAAATACATATAACATAGGAGATAAAAATGGCTAGAAATTTAACAACACCGATATTCTCAGGTAGTTTAAAATTAGATAAAGTAACAGGATTAAGAGCCGATAAACAACGTGCTATCTCAGCAAAAAGTCTTTTGAAGCCAGATACATCATTTAAAGCAGCCCCTCGTTCAATGAAAACTGTTGCTAATATTACTAGCGATGGCCTAAAGAAATAAAAGGAGTATAATATGAAAAAATTTATTATGGATAGACTTAGCGAAAGAACTTCACTAGACGGTGCAGTGCTAATCGGCGCAGGAATTGCGTTTTTAATCTTTAAACCAATCGCAAGTATTGTAGCATATGGTGCTATTGCATACGGCGCTTGGACTATCTACAAAAGAGAAGACTAAAGTTTACTAATATCTAAGTTACTAGAAGCAGGCATATCCCATATCTGCTTCTTAGTAACACCCATCTTTTGTGCAAATTTCTTACTATCACAGTTCTTACATACGTGAAAGTAGTTATTTGATATACGTTTAGGATCCATTTTACTTCTAGAACGTTCAAACTCAGTATTACAATTATCACAACGCATTACAACCACTGTAGACTCACGGTGGTATGTGTGTTCCTTGCCGATTTTACTACAACGTGTGTGTATCGTCTTTAATGAATATTCTCTTATGAACATATAAGTATTTACATTAAGTTTATAAAAACATACGATAAATAATACAAAGGAGTTGACTATGATCGAACTTACTCAAGCTGCAAAAACACAAATTGAAACTTTATGTACCACTAACGAGGTCTATGCTGTTACGTTAGGGATGAAAGGTGGCGGTTGTGCAGGGTTTGAATATGACTGGGACGTTGTTAAAACAGCTGAAGAGTTAGACAAAAACTCAACAATAGTTGAAGCAGGAACAGGTAATTTTGCTGTAGAACCAATGAGTTTACTCTATATAATGGGTTCTACAATCGATTATAAAACTTCCATTATCGGATCACAGTTTGAAATTGACAATCCTATGTCTAAAAGTAGTTGCGGATGCGGAGTAAGTATCAATATTGATATGGACAAAGTTGCAGAAGCTGAAAACGATCTAATTACAGAGATAAAATAAGCCTTATTTGGAGTGTATATAAATGGCAAAACAAGACATTAACATTGGTGTAGAAGGTAACGACGGTACAGGCGATAGTATACGCGAGTCGTTTCGTAAAACAAATGAAAACTTTAACGAACTATATGCTGTAATTGGCGAAGGCGGACAGATTGGACTTACTGATTTAAGTGGTATTGCAATTGACAGTTTTGAAAACTTTCCAAGTACAAACTCAGCTCCAGTATTAGCAGGTATTAATAATGACACACAAGGTAGTGAATTAGAATTTTTTAGACTTGTTAGTGATAGTTTTGTTAATCCAGCTATTGATGACAGTATTGAATTTGATGTTAGTAGAGTAGATAATGACGGACGTCCAGTAATTGTTGTTAAATCTGTAAAAAGTTCTCTTTCAAGCGATCCAAACCCAACACTCGGAGCAAACTTAAACTTAGGTGGAAAAATTGCTTATAATACTGCTAATCCTTCGCAGTGGGCAGCTTTAGCTAGTGATGATGGGTTTACCGAAGACGATGTTCTTATTGACAAAGGGTTTGCTGACCAAACTTATTTAAAATCTACAGGATCAGGTACAGGTTCTCAATTACGTGTTCGTACAGAAGACGAAGTAAATGTAGAAGATTATTCTTATACTATTGCTAATTTTGATGCTTCTGGTAGAATAGTTATCAACGATAGATATCAAGACGGAATTCTTGTATTAGGCCAAGGACACGGTTTAGATACATCAGGAAACGGTGCTCCATTTACATATGCTACAACTGGAACTAGTGCAGTAGATACTAGTGTAACACCAAGTAGAACATTAAATGACGTTAATGATTTTCCAGATAGCAAATTTTTTATAAGAATTGTTGACAGTACAACACTAAGTTTACATCCTACAGAAGCTGATGCTAAAGCTGGTACTGGCGCAATAACAGCAGCTGGCGGTACTGGAACACAAACACTCGCAGACTTTTATTATCAACCAGATCTTTTGCCAGGCACATTCTTAGCCAATGAAGCAATTCCGAGAGAAAGTGCAGTTCGTCGTCAAGGTGACGAAATGGAAGGCGCACTATATTTGCACGATCATCCAGGTGAGCTTGCAGGCGTTGGTACTCCAAATGGTTTAGAAGATTTACAAGCTGCTACTAAATTTTATGTAGACAACACAAGTTTTGCATCAAATATTAATATATTTGTTAGCACATCAGGTGACGACACACAAGCAAGTACTCCTCCAGGTAAAGAAGGACGTTCACTAGCATATGCATACCGTACAGTTAATGCGGCTGCACGTAAAGCAGAAGAAATTGTTATTGCAAGTAGAGTTGAACCTGGTCCATATATGCAAACTATCCAGTATGGATCTAATGAAACTAATCTTCAAAACTCAAAAGTTTTATCAGCTGATTTTGATGCAGCACTAAAAGCAGATTACGGCGCAACAACTGAAAAATTTAATTTATTAATAAACAACAACTTAGACTTTGTTGTTGCAGAAACTATTGCTTGGGTATCATCTCAGATAGCGGCTGCAAATGCTGACCTTACACTTACACCAAGCGATCCAGAATACATTTGGAAAAACTTTGCATACAACGAAGAAACGTGTGCAAGAGATTTAAGATTAATTATTAACGCTGTAAGATTAGATACAATTTCTGGAACAACAGCGAATAAATTATCAAGAAATGCTGGTATTAGATATTACAGTAACTCAAGTGGAAGACTTGCAGTAACAGCACAGTTAGATCAAACAGTTGCAACAATTAACAAAGCGAAAGAACTTTTAGCAAGTTATGTACTTACTAATGATGTATATCCTACAGTATTAAACACTGACTATACACAGTATCGAGATGTTGGTCAAATTGATGCTCCGAGTGCATCAATTGATCGTTTAAATGGCTTGGTTGCAAACATTGTTAGTATTATGACTGACGGACTACCAGCATTTGAAGGTATTGATTTAAATGAAGGTGCACCATACTTACTGAAAATATCTAAAGGTGGTCTTGATAGTGTATGGCAAGGTAAGCCATTAAACACTGACTTAGTTCCTGGTAAAGTTGTTAATGGTATAAACAGTGATGCACTTGGTAGAATTGTAAGTTATGATAACACAACAAACGAAATAATCAACGGTGAAGAAACTGATATAATAGAATTAATACTAGAAGAACCAATTGAATTTTTAGTTGACGGAGCAGGACGTTCTATACAAAATGTAAACGTTTCAGACGCACTTGGTGATATACTTGAATTTGGTAACCGAGTTAGTGAAAAGCAGATTACAATACGTATAGAATCAGGAATATACGAAGAAGACTATCCAATCAAAGTAAGTTCACAAGTTTCTATTTTAGGCGACGAAATGAGACGTGCAATTATACGTCCAAAGAATCGTGTATCACAGTCTAAATGGGCAAATACGTATTTCTATCGTGACAAATATTTTGACGGTTTAACACTACACGATAACACAGTAACATTTGAAGGCGAAGCTACTCTTACACTCACTGGTGGTTCACTTACTGCATATGCAGGAGATGTTCTTACACAAGCAAATACGTTCTCATATAATGAAGCAAAATGTAGACGAGACCTTGATTATATTTTAACACAAGCAGGTTTTGATATTACATTAGGTACAAACTATAATTCTGTAACACAAGGTTTAGCATATCAAAGAGCAAGTGGCGCAGTAGTACAGTCTAGCCAGTTACAACAAGAATTAGCAGCCGTTGGTTTTGCTAGAAACTTAGTTGCTCAACTTACTGAAGTTGCTGATAATTCAACTGCACTTTCATTATCAAATAGATATTTTAATGAAGTACTTGACATTATTGAAAACGGTAATCAAGATACAGAAGATTCTGCTAATGCGTTAATATTTCCAGATGATGCAAGTTTTGACTCAAACAAAGTAGCAGCAAGAGATAAACTACAAGCTAACAGAACATTCTTAAAGAACGAAGTAAAATTTCACATAACTAATGATTATAGTCCTGGTAGTCCTCCGGCAGGATGGGATAGCAATCTACTTGAACTACATACTGGATTTTGGATTGACGCCTTAACATATGATATTTTGTACGGTGGCAATGACGCTACTACAACACAAGCAAGATTATATTTTACAGGTGGTTCGCCTACAGGTGGAACAATAAATCTTAGTGCTGCTCAACAAGCAGTTGTAATTAAAGGTGTTGATCATTTACAAAGCGTTATAAGTGATGTCTTAACTGGCGTAGCAATATCAAGAGCCACTGGTAACAATTTAACTCAAACTACATCAGGTGCAAATGCATCAGCAACTGAAGGTTCAGATGCAAGTACAAATCTTGCAATTATTGAAACAGCCGTTACTAATCAAAGTGACAGTACATTAGGTTCACCGACTCAGCCAAGTGTTGCTTGGTCAGCACAATCATTGAAAGATGCTAAAGGCGACATCGAATCTAACTTATTAAGCGGTGATGCTAGTATTAATATTATTGATAGAACTATTTCGTTTATTGACAGTAATACTGGCGTTAGAGCTACAATATTAGAAAATATAACAAATTCAACTACTGTGAATGTTAGATACAGTGATGGTTACAATCCAGCAGGTGCTGACGTTGCTGCTAGTTCGCAATTTAACTTAACTGATGATGTTGTACTAAATGGCGCAACGCAATCAGGTGTGACAGTTGCTAGTGCAGATAATACTAGAACAGTCGACTTTGATATGGGTTGGCATTATGCTAAAGATTCAACAAAACCTGTTAATACATTCTCATCAAATAGTGTTAATAATAAAGGCTTAAGAGATAACGCAGCTGAATTAATGCGCCAAAACAAAATTAATATCCAAGAAGAAGTTTATGACTTTATGGATGCTCAAGCTACAGCAGCACAGGCAGCAGGATTTGGTACTTGGGCAGAAGTTACAATAGTCACAAATGGAATTATTGATGTAGCACCAGGTGAAATTTTAACTCAAACTACATCGGGGGCTAGTGGTGTTGTAAAAGCTCTTCCAGTTAACGCCGGTAGCCAATCAACTATTATTTTAGTATCTCCAACTACAACATTTGACACTGTAAACGATCTGACAGGATCTGAAGCCGGTGCATTAGGAGTTGCTAGTGTTCCTGATAGTGTTAACGTAGGTAAATTTACTTATACATCTAAATGTAAAAGAGATATTGGTTATGTTGTTGATGCACTAGTATTTGACTTAGAAAAAGGTCGTAATGATCAATCAATGGAAGTACAGGGCAAGTATTACGAAGGCGCTGTTGATGTAGGTCAAGAAGAAATTACATCACAAGCATTTAGTCATATTAAGAGTATTGCTGAATCATTATTAAATGTTGCTGCTCCGCAAGCACCATCTGGAAGTTCATTAACTTGGAAACTAGATTATCCAGCAGCTGAAGCAGGGTCTAGTGGTGTTATAACTAATTTGATTGATACTATTATCTTTGCATTTGATCCTGAATACAATCCACCTATTAATAACAGAGATATGGATGTATTCTTAATGAACGATGCTACAATCATACGTCAGTGTACTATTCAAGGACACGGCGGAATGATGACAGTACTTGATCCTGCAGGTCAAATTTTAACTAAATCACCATATATCCAAAACGGATCAAGTTTCTCACAAAGTGGTAACAAACAATCATTTAGAGGCGGTATGTTTGTTGACGGGTTTGTTGGTAATATACCATTAGAAATTGTAGGTCCAAAAAACGGTGATCCGTTTAGATTATATGCAAGAAGTAAACGTTCGCAAGTTCAAGTAAATGGATTAGGTGTAGGACACGGATTATTTACTAGACGACCTGAACTTCCAGCACCATTTTATGTGAACGGTGTTAGATACCAAGTAAATGCAATTAGTGGCTATAACAGTACAACTGGTACTTGTGAATTGATACTTGACAAAAACTCAGGAACAAAAGACGGTAATGAGAACGGCGAAGGTTGGTTAGGACCAGTTACAAATTATACACTAGTAGGTGGTGTTAGAACGCCAGTATACGGCCAACAAGAAAACTATCCTACTATACTACAAACTGCTGGTAATAGATCACAGTTAGGTAATGACTTTACACAAATTAATGATTTAGGTTACGGTCTACTTGTTACTAACACAGGTTTATCAGAGATGGTTGGTATGTTCACATACTACTGTCACGCAGCCTACTATGCAAACAATGGTGCTGAAATTAGATCAGTGGGTGGTTCTAATGCTTATGGTAACTTTGGTTTAGTTGCAGCAGGAAGTGATCCTAACGAAGTTGCACAAACTGGTACACTAGCATATAATACTGTTCAGACAGCAAAAGTTTACAGAAACGATAGTGGACAGTTTGTTACTGATGCAGAGCAAAACTATGTATATGTTTACGATACAGACTTTACACCTTTACCCGAAGGCGAAATTGATATCACCTTTACTAACAGAAAAGCATTAGTATCGTTTACTGGAACAAATACTATTAACCTTACAGGACACGGTTATGAAACTGGTGAAAAAATTACTATTTCAGACAGTGCAGGTGTTAGTGGATTAAATGATGATCACTACATTACAAAAGTTGATGCAAACTCATTTACGTTGTTTAGTGATGCTGGGTTAACTTCAGCAAGAAACTTTAGTGGAAGTCTTTCAACAAATGGTACTGCTTATCCAGCAGACGAAGAAGGCACTGACTCTAGAAAATACGAAGTTGTAAATGTTATTCCTGCATATGTTGAAGAAGCTGTACCTGCTGTTAACCAACAAGTGTTAACATTATCAGGAAGTATAACAGCATTCTACGGTGATACTGTTACTCAACAAAACAGTGGCGCAACTGGACAGGTAGTTGTACCACAACGTACTGCTGACGCTAATGGCGATGTTGTAGGTGGAACTGAGTTAATTATATCACAACCAGACGGTGCAACACCATTTACTACAAACGGTGCTGACGAAATTAAAATTACTAATGTTTATGAAGGCACTGATACTACTGAATTTAGCGATGGTATTGATATTACATCAATTGACAGTACCGGCGATACTAGTGGGTTACCACTTAGTGGAACTAATGGTGCTGTTTGGAAGTTAACATTCTCAAACCAAACTACTGATAATACTAGTGCAACTGGTGGCTTAGCATATAAATTGTATGGTGGGGAAAGAGTTGTTATTAGACAGAGAGCAAAATTAACACTTCAAGGCATTGAATCGGTTCCAATTCGTCCGTCAACTGCTGTTGTGTTTAATGAATCTTCGAAAGTTTATAGATCATTAAACTTTGATACTGCAACTATTAGTAACTGGGGTAGCACAGCAGATGCTGAATTACCAGACGGATTTAACACACTAACATTTGATAATAACTATCAATACATTCTTTCAACTGTTAATTACGACAGATACAAAGCAAATGTAAAATTAGATCTTGCAGCTGGAGTAACTGTTACTAAAGGCGATACAATTACACAAGGAAGTGCAACTGGTAAAGCAGCTGAAACTGTTACTGGTACACAAACTTTATATGTTACAGATTGGAACGGTACAGCGTTCACTACAAGCTCTATTACAGTTAACGCAACAAATACAGCAGTGTCTACAGTAACAGCATTTAGTGCTTCTGATACATTCGGTGGTACAGCTGGTGATACACTAGTTGCATTAACATCTCCAATTACTGATCCGGACTCATTAAGCAGACTGCAAAATGCTGATATGATCTTTGGTTGGAAAGATAGAGTACACGTAGTTAAAGCATATCACGATGGTGCTGGAAATGCTACTGGAACGCCAGTAGGTAGTTCATTAGTAACAGGATTTGCATATTTAGAAATTGAACCAACACCGTTAGTTGACAAAAATGTACAATCAAGTCCAACACCTCCAAGCACAGGTATTGCTCGTCCACTTCGTTATGGAGGAGAAATTCAACAGGTAGTATTAAGTCTTGGTGTTCAGGACGGTGAACCTGCAGAAATTACTGTTAATATTTCACTTACTCGTGCAACAGGACACGACTTTAGTAATATTGGTACAGGATCATTCAACACTAGTAACTATCCAAACATTATCTTTGGTCAACCTTCAGAATCAAAAGCTGAAGCATATACTAACGAAGACATTGCTGAAAAATCTCAAGTATGGGAAAGAGGAAAAGGGCGTGTGTTTGTTATGTCAACAGACGAGGACGGCTTCTTTAGAGTTGGTAAGTTCTTCGAAGTTGACCAAGGTACCGGTACTGTTAAATTTGCGGCACAAATTAATATCTCAGGACTAGACGGACTAGGATTTAGAGACGGTGAAACAATTAACAAATTTACAGGTGATAGTGGAATGTCACCAATTGATAATAGTACAGTGCCTACATCTTACTCAGTTGAACAATATATAGATAGACGTCTTGGCTTTGATAGAAATATGAATGTTAAGACTGCATTGTTAGGTGACGGGTTCCTTCCACAAAAGAATCCAGTACTTACACAAACGCTTGATGCTAACTTAGAGCCAGATCATACATTGAATATGCAAAATGGTCGACTTGTTCAATTAGGTGATCCTACACAAGACTTAGACGGCGCTAACAAACAATATGTTGATAAACGTGTTTTTGCTAACGATGAAATTCAAGAACTTCGCGATATTGAATTAAATGAAGTTGCATTTGGTCAAGATTATGGTAAAAATGATTTAATTGTATTAACTGGTAACAAGCGTGTTTATGTAAAACAAGCAACAGGTAATCCGGAAGATTGGAGAGTTGGAGACATAATTACAGGTGATGCAACTGATAGTGTAGCATATATTGAAGACTTAGAAGCTAAGACACTTGATAACAGTGAAGAAATATATGTACTATCATATAAGCCTTTACAGATCACAAGTATAACAACTAGCGGCAGTAACAATAACCTAACTGCTCAAAGAGGATTTACTATTGAACAGCTCAATAGTGGTGCAACTGGCGAAATATTATGGTCGCAAGATTCAACTAGTACAGCTAGTGCTAACACAAAAACTAACGGTAACCAATTTAAATTAATTAATGTTACTGGAACTTTTACAAATAATGCTGCTGATACTCTTACAATTAAAAATCCAGAAGATGCTGATGTAACAAGTACTCCAGGAATATATCCATTAAGTGTTACCACTCAAGGTTTACAAGATTTTGAGAACGAGTTAATCGAAAACACTGACGGAGCAAATGGTCAAACAACTGGCGGTTTTGACGGTGCTATTGTTACAACTACATTAGAATTTGCAAATGCTAGTGAAGCAAGTAACACAGTTGACGATGGAGATCCAGGAAGTGTAACACGCAGTGATGTTAACATTGAAGTTGAAAGAGTACGAGCAACTCAAGATGATACAACAGGCGAGATTTTAGATCCTGGTAAAACAAAAATAAACTTACAGTTACAAGATCAAGCAATTATCAATAGTGATGTAAACAATGAAGCAGACATTGTACAAAGCAAATTGTTAATGAGCAATGCTCCAGTACTTACAAATTCTGATGCATTAGACGATTCTAGTACAAGTGGTCAACGTACAAAACAAGCAAATCAAGGTTTGGCAGCATTCAGTGCAGATGCTTTTGCTGAAGATCAACTTTGGACATTAACAGGAACTGATGCGGCGGCGTTTACTACTTCACTACAGATTGATGATATAATTACACAAAACAGTGGTACTAAAGTAGCATATGTAGATGCAATTATTAATAGTTCGGGTCCATATCAAGTTAGAGTAAGAACAGCAACTGGGTTTGCAGTAGGTAGCGCAACCGGTAATCGATTAACTAAAATAGCAGTTCAAGAAGGTGATTACACAAAAGATGCCTCAGCACAAAGTCAAACAACAATTAGTAATGTTCTTAATACTGGATTTATTAATATTAAAGACCGTGGTATTACGTTTGATAAGATACAGGACTTACCAGAGAAAACAATTATTGGTCGTGCTGATATTGACTTTGATGGTGAACAAGAAGGCTTAGGCGAAAGTGGTATTGCTAGAGCTATACC